CGACTTCTTCAGGTCCCCCGGGAAGTACTTCCGGATCCAGTGGCGGCCGGACGGCTGGCCCTGGGTGGATCCCGTGAAGGACCAGCTGGCGGAGCAGATGGCCGTGAGAAACGGGTTCAAGTCCCGGTCTCAGGTTGTGGCCGAGCGGGGCGAAGACGTCGAGACCGTGGACTACGAGATCGCCGAGGACAACAAACGCGCGGACGAGCTTGGCCTCATCTTCGACAGCGATCCCCGGAAGACGGAGAAGTCCGGGGCAATCCAGGCGGTGGAAGACAAGACAGTCCTTGATTCCCTGAAGGAGTGACCATGAAACGTAAAAGCTTCGGCATCTCGAAACTCTTCAACACGCCTCTTCTCCTCGAGGCGGGAACGGCGGCGGCCCTGATGCACAGCCTTTCCCAGGACCCCTGGAAGGCGGAAGCGAAGGCTCCCGGATTGGGCGGAAGCGAGCCCTCCAGCTACGGCGAAAAGCTGGCCGTCATCCCCATTCACGGCATCCTGACGCAGCGGCCGGACGAGTTCCTGGAGTTCTTTTACGGCAATACCTCTTACGAGGGCATCCGGGAAAACTTCAAAAAGGCCCTCGCGGATCCTTCCATTGGCGCGATCCTCTTCGACATTGACAGCCCGGGCGGGGAGGCCTCCGGGGTCTTCGACCTGGCGGACGAGATCCACGGCGCCCGGGGAACGAAGCCCATTTACGCCGTTTCGAATGAGGCCGCCTATTCCGCCGCCTACGCGATCGCCTCCGCGGCGGACAGGGTCTTCGTCTCGAGGACGGCGGGAGTCGGATCCATCGGAGTCATCGCCATGCACGTGGACCAGACGGCCTTCGATGAGAAGCGGGGCCTCAAGTACACCACTTTTTACGCCGGCGCGAGGAAGAACGACTTCAATCCCCATGAGCCTCTATCCGAGACGGCCCGGAAGATCGCCCAGACAGGGGTGAACAACCTCTATGAGATCTTCGTGGCGGCAGTCGCCCGGAACCGAGGGCTCAAGGAAGACGACATCCGGGGCACCGAGGCGGGGATCCTTGTCGGAGAAGAGGCGGTCAAGGTGGGGCTCGCTGATGAAACCCTTTCCTGGGAACAGGTGATCCAAAGAATTGGAGAGCAACTCAATGACTTTCAAGGAGGAAAACAGATGAAGACGTTCAAAGAGAAGCTGGAAGCCCTTCTCAAGGAGCATCCCGAATCGGAAACCGGGCCGGCCCTGGCGGAGATGGGGTTTGTCAGGAAGGTCGAGGGGGCAGAGGTCCTCACCCGGGACCAGGTGGAGAAGATCAAGGCCGACGCCAGGGCGGAGGCCATCACGGAGCACACGGAACAGGCCGTCTCCGTCGCCGAGATGTGCGGACTCTCCGATACGTCCCACCTTCTCCCCTCCCTCCTCAAGGACAACGTTCCCCCGGAGGAGGCGAAGAAGCGGATCCTGACGGAGAAAGCCAAGATGTCCGACGGGAACGCCGTCCGGACCACCGTCGGCGCCCTTTCCACCGGGGAGGTCAACCCGCTCGTGAAGAACGCGGAGAAACGGGCCGCGGTCTACCGGGTGAAGTAGCAGCGAGACCGCTGAAAAACGGATTTTCGTTTTTGAAAGGAGAGAAGCCATGAGCAGCCAGAACCAGGGAAACACCCTCCAGGACATCCTGAAGTGGGAGGAGGAGAACAGGCACTCCCGGGAGATCGTGACCGTCCTTTCCGGGCAGAACCTCTCCATGGGCGAGGTCATCGGGAAGGTCACGAAGAGCTTCCCCGTGGAGGGAGCGGCGGTCACGGGAAACATCGGACAGGGGACCGTGACGGGGGTCTCCGGGGGGAAGGACGCCAAGCTCGGAGTCTACACCCTGGAGTGCGTCGCCACGGCAGAAAACGGCGGGACCTTCAAGGTCACCGCCCCGGACGGCGACGCCCTCCCCGACGCCGTGGTCGGTACCGCCTACGCGAACGAGCAGATCAACTTCACCATCAACGACGGGGATCCCGACTTCTCCCTGGGCGACAAGTTCACCATCGAGGTCACCGCCGGATCCGGGAAGGTAACGGCGATCGACCTGGACGGCGTCGACGGGAGCCGGGACGCCTATGGGTTCGTCATCGCCGATTACGACGCCTCCCTGGGCGACGTGGATGGGGTGGCCGTCGTGAGGAACGCGATCATCGTCCCCGACGATCTCGTCTGGCCGGATGGCGCCACGACGGACCAGAAGGCCCAGGCCCTGGCGGAGCTGAAGGCGAAGGGGATCGTCACCCGGAGCGAAGCGTAACGGCACAGAAAATCTTCACCATACAGGAGGAACGAAAGCCATGATGATCAATCCCTTTGCAACCGACGCCTTCAACATGGTCTCCCTGACGAAGGCGATCATCATCCTTCCCAACAACTACGGCAGGATGAGAGAGCTCAACCTCTTCCCCGGGAGAGGCGTCCGCAGCCGGAACATCCTCGTCGAGGAGAAGAACGGGGTCCTCAACCTCCTCCCCACCCTGCCCCCGGGATCTCCCGGAACGCAGAACAAGATGGGGAAACGGACCGTCCGGTCCTTCACCATCCCCCACATCCCCCTGGAGGACGTGATCCTTCCCGAGGAGTACGACGGCATCCGGGCCTTCGGGTCCGAGTCAGAGATGGAGACCCTCGCCGCCATCATGAATGACCATCTCCAGACCATCCGGAACAAGTTTGCCATCACCCTGGAGCACCTCCGGATGGGCGCCCTCAAGGGGATCATCCTCGACGCCGACGGATCCACCCTCTACAACCTCTACACCGAGTTCGGGATCAGCCCGAAGACGGTCAGCTTCGCGCTGAGCTCCGGGACGACGAACGTCGCCGGCAAGTGCCGGGAGGTCCTGCGCCACGTCGAGGACAACCTCAGGGGGGAAGTGATGACCGAGGTCAGATGCCTCGTCTCCGCCTCCTTCTTCGACGCCCTCATCATCCACGAGAAGGTGAAGGAGGTCTTCCTGAATCACTCCGCGGCGGTCACCTACCTGGGCGGGGATCCCCGGAAGGAGTTCCGTTTCGGCGGGCTCGTCTTCGAGGAGTACCGCGGCCAGGCCACGGACGCCGAGGGAACCACCCGGAAGTTCATCGCAGACGACGAGGGGCACTGCTTCCCCGCGGGAACCATGAGCGCCTTCGAGACCCTCTACGCCCCTGCGGACTTCCTGGAGACGGCGAACACGATCGGCCAGGAGCTCTACGCGAAGCAGGAGGCCCGGAAGTTCAACCGGGGGGTGGATCTCCACGCCCAGATGAACCCTCTGCCCTTGTGCTACCGGCCGGGGATCCTGGTCAAGGTGACGAAGGGCTGAGGGTGACCCCATGGCCGACGTCTTCACCGACGCCCTGAGGGCGGCTTTTGAAAAACTCTCCGGCATCGATCCGGATCTCCGGGACGCGGTTTACCGGCCGAATCCTGGGGATCCGGTCTCTCTCAAGATCCATGTCCGGAAGGAACAGCAGTTCCAGCCGGACGGGTTCACCGCCGAGGTCCAGGCCCTGGCGACGACGGTGGAGGCGATCCTGGCGGACCTGGGGAAGGAGCCGGAGCGGGGGGAGACCTTCGAGACGCCCGGGGAAACCTTCACCGTGAAACAGGTCCTCTCCAATGACGGAAAGACCGCGAAGGTGGTCGTCTTATGAGCCTGACGATCCGGGAGAAGATCATCCGGCAGTTCATGGCGAGGCTGCCCGTCATCGCCGTTTCGAACGGCTACGGGACGGACATCGGGGCAAGGGTGATCCGGGCCAGGCGTTCGATAGACGACAAGGAGCTTCCCACATCCGTCCTGTGGCCCGGGCCGGAGACGGCAAAGGAGATTTACGGGACTACCCAGTGCTCCATGACGATCCGGGTGGAGGGTTTGGCCATCTTTGGATCAGAGAACCCGTCGGAAGTCTCGGAGCGGATCCTGGGGGACCTGATCCGGTGCGTCATGTCGAGGACCTGGACCCGAGATCCGGAGCTCGTCACCGGCATCTCCTACACGGGAGGGGGAGCGGAGACTTATCCGGAGGAAGGGGAGATCGCCGTGGGGTCCTTCGCAGAGTTCCTGGTCACCTACGAAATGAACCTCGGATCTCCCGAATTTGAGCCCTCGGGTGAGATTCAGGAGACAGTGGGGCTCTCCGGATCCGGGGAAATCGAAGAATAAACCTTTTTGCAGGAGGAATAAACCATGCCTACCGCGAAGAACTCCAAGCTTCAGATCGAGGGCGGGAGGACGCTTCACGCCTTCGCCGCCATGACCGACTCGGGGGACCGGACGGTCTTCACCATCCCCGGGGGATCCGTCTTCTCCGGGAAGAGCGGTTTCGCCCCCGACGTCCGGCCCGACGGGATCGTCTCCGGGAGGAATCTTCTTTCCCCCCACGGGGACAACAACAAGGTGAACATCGCCGGCTTCACCTGCTACCTCGCCGGGGTCCTGACGACCATCGCGGCAACCACCGGGACAATCACCCGGCCGGCCACGGACGTGGCCAAGGTCAACTCCATCACCATCGATGACGAGGGAGCCATTGAGGTTGTTGCCGGGACGGACGGATCCGGATCCGCCTTCTCGGAGGAACGGGGAGCGGCCGGGGGGCCTCCCTTCATCCCCGTGGGCTCCATCGAGATCGGCCAGGTCCGGGTGGCGGCTTCCGCCGACGGCGCCATCCTCTCCTCGGAGATCTTCCAGAACGACGGGGATCATGTGGAGCGGTTCAACTACCCCATCTTCTCGGTCAAGAATCTCGGGGAAGGCCTGAAGGCTGTCTCCGCGGCGAAGAAGAACGCCTTCGTGGAGTTCGCCTCCGCCCTTCCCGCGATCCACACGGGGAGCCTGGCGAAGGGAATCTACGTCCAGTTTTACGCTCCGGTCTTCCAGGACCTGGGGAGGGTCTTCGACTTCGTTCCCGTGGAAACCTCCCACGGGGTCTCCTCGAAAGAGTACTACCGGGGCTCTGTCGCCTCTGTCACGGAGAGCATCGGCCAGGGATCCTTCACCGCCCTCCTGGACGACGCCATCCAGGATCTCATCGTTTCCGAGAAGAACGAGGTCCTCACGCTCAAGTACTTTTCCGACCAGAACCGGTCCCCGTACATCCTCACCCAGGGAAGGCTCGGGATCAAGCGCTCCTTCCCGGCCGGGGACCAGATCCAGGCCGCGGTAACCGTCTCGGCCGAGGAAGCCAGCGTCGAGTTCTCGGGATAAGGAGAAAGCCTCATGCCTTTTGACATCGACAAGTTTCAGTCTGCGACCTTCAAGTTCCGGGAGGAGGAGATCCCCCTCCCGGAGCTGAAGGACTTTTTCAGTGAAGGGGAAAAACCAGTCTGGCGGGTCCGGAACCTCACCGGCATGGAGATCTTCGTCGTCAACGAGGCCATGGAGCGCAACTCCAGGAAGAACGAGGCCATCGAGGCGATCATGTCCGGAGAGAGGAAGGAGCGGGTGGAGGCCATGAAGGAGATCGCCATGACGCTCCCGGGAATGACCCCCACCGAGTACGTCCGGCGCCTGGAGACCCTCTGCCTCGGATCGGTGGAGCCGAAGGTGACGAAGGAGATCGCCGTCAAGATCGCGGAGAACTTCGGGAACGTCTTCACGCACCTGTCAAACCGGATCCTGATCCTCACGAGCCAGGGGGCGGAGCCGGGAAAATAGCGAGCCTGTGGCGGAGGCCCGACGTCCAGGCGGCCCTCGCCCTCTGTTATCACCACAGGCGCTTTCTTTTCGAGGCGAGGGCGGACCTTTTTCCCCAGGGGTTCCTGACGAACCTGGAAGTGGAGCTCTGGGGGAAGTATTTCGAGACCTTGAATCACAGGAGGGACGGATGGAGATCATGACTTGGGTGGGAATCTTCGCGGGAGCCCTGATCGTTGTGTTTCTTCTCGGCTGCATCGTCGGACATATGCTGAGAAGGCTGGAATTTCACCGGCCCCCCGGGGAGGAGAACGACCGGCGCCTGGAGCTCGATCTTCAGGAGAAGCTGACGGAACAACAGATCAAGCTCGACGAACTCAAGGCCGTCGCTTTGTCCCGGGGAGATGCCCTCATCACCATCAACGGTTCCGGGCTTGAGCCCCATTTGGAAGATCTCATCAGGATTTTACTCGAACCATCCCTGCTCCAAATGCGGAAAATCCTGGAATCAATCAAGGTCAGGAGGGGATAAGCCATGGCCGCAACCGTTTCGTGGGTGGAAGTCTTCGCGGGGGTCCTGGCCGTCGTCAGTCTTTTCGCCCTGACAGTGGGCTACCTCCTGAAAAAGCTGGATGACAAGGTTTCCCGGGACACCTTCCAGGAATACTGCCGGCGGATAGACGACCACCTGGTTTCCGGAAATAGCCGGTTTCAGAACCTCGAACAGCTGATGAAGGACAACCAGGACACCATGAACGAGCTGTGTCGCCAGCTCCAGGGGGTCAAGACGATCCTCGGGATGATCGCCCGGAAGTACGGGGTGGAGCTCACCCGGGAGGGGGATCCGAAGCTATGAACACCTACTCCCGAGCTATGAATTTTTACTCCCGCCGTTCCGAGGAACGGCTTTCAACTTGCCACTCCGATATTCAGAAGGTTTTCCGGGAAGTCTTGAAGATTGTCGATCACAGCATCATCTGGGGTCACCGCGGCAAAGCGGATCAGGATGCGGCTTTCGCCTCCGGCGCATCGGAAAAGAAGTGGCCGGAAAGCAAACACAATGCGGAGCCTTCACTGGCTGTCGATGCCCGTCCCTACCCTTACGACAAGAAGGACTTTGAAAGCATGTGCCTGTTCGCCGGTGTCGTTCTCGGGGTGGCGAAGTGCTTGAACGTCCGTATCCGGTGGGGAGGAGACTGGAACAAGAACTACAGTACAAGGGACGAAAAATTCAGGGATTATTGGCATTTTGAACTGATCGAAACCTAAAAACCACAGGAGGTTTGCCATGACGATTGAAGAAAGACTGGCCGCCCTTGAAAGCAAGGTGGAGGCCCTGGAGAAGAGGCTGTCCCCGGCGGGGTCCCTGGAATCCGGGAAGAAGCTGTTCGATGACGGCAAAGGGACCGCGTCCGAATGGACCCCGGCCATTCCGAACGGACCCGATGAAATCCCCCGCGTTGGGGATATTGCCGCCGGAAAACTCGCATGCATCGAAAAACCGGACGGCAAAAGGCTCTGGGTGGCAATCAAGGGGCCGGATTCTTCCGGAAGGATCATTTATTCCGAAGTTGTCCCGGGTGACGCGGAACACTGCAAGCACGTTCCGGGAACCTTCGCGCTTTCCGGATCCTGGTTCGGCGTTCCCGCCGGCACGAAATTCATCACCAAGGCCCTGAATCCCTGGTACCTGGAGAAACGCCCGGCATCGGGCTGTGTTCCCGTGGAAAACTCCTGGGATCTCAGGAAAAAGGAGTAACGATTCATCAACCCCGGGGGTCCTTGCGGCCCCCGGACGATAAGGAAAAATATTATGTTTCCGATTCTTGATGTCATCACTACCTTGGGTGGTTTGATTGTCCCTCCTGCCTTCAATTTCATTACGAAGAAATTCGTCAAGGAAGAGAACGACACGCCGGAAAGGACCATCGGGGCATTGGCGACAACGAACCCGGAAACGGTTCCGGCCTACGTCGAGGCCCTGTGCAAGTATCTCAACGCCCAGGGGATCTACTTCAACCGGGATGTGGTGGGCGAGGTGAGCCTGTGGATCCGCAACCTTCGGGCGGCGATCCGTCCGATGTCGGTCATCTGTTCCCTGGGAATCCTGGGGGTCATGGCAGGCGCGACCCTCTTCGGGGGATACACGCCCCCTTCCCAGGAAGCCGCCGACCTCCTGACGGGGATCCGGCTCTCCTGCGAGGGCGTTTCCTCTTCGTGGATGGGTAGCCGCCTGTCCCTGAAGAACTGATTCAAATCGGATTCCCTGCGGGATCCGGATGACAAACGGGAAGATGTGGCATGGCCAACACGCAGCGCGTCGTCGACATCATCTTCAACGGCATCGACAACGTTTCCGAAATGAGCGGGAAGATCGGATCTAATCTTTCCCGAGTCGGAGTCGTCATCGAGGACATCGCCCATCCTTTCGCGGTCCTGGGGGAAGACATCCTCAAGGTGGAGGCGGCCATCGGCGCCCTGGCCTTGGGAGGCCTGGCCTACGCCATCACCAAAGCCATCGATTTCGAAGCCGCCTCCGCGGACCTGAACAAGGTTCTGGGAGAAGAATCCGACAGGCTCGGCGAGGCCCAGGACAAGGCCCTGGAGCTCTCCCAGGCCTACGGGGTGAGCAGCTCCGAGGTCCTGGCGTCCATGGCCAACTTCAAGCAGGCCGGGTTCAGCCTCTCCGACGCCATGACCCTGACAAAGGCTTCCCTGGATCTCGTCATCGCCGGGGACCTGGACGCCGCCGAGGCAAGCGAGATCCTGGTTTCCTCACTCAAGGGGTTCAAGGCGCCGGCCGAGGATTCCATCCGCCTCACGGACATTCTGAATGAAGTCTCCAACAACTACGCCACGAACGTCCGGGAGCTCGGAGTCGGCCTGGCGACTCTTTCCCCCATCGCCCGGACCATGGGCTTCTCCTTCGAGGAGACCGCGGGGATCCTGACCCCCGTGATCGAGGTCTTCCGGTCCGGGGATGAAGCGGCCGTCGCCCTGAAGACCGGTCTCCTGAAACTCCTGGACGACTCGAAGCCGGTCCAGGACGCCCTGGCATCCATCGGCGTTTCCCAGAAGGATGCCAACGGTCAGCTCCGGTCCGGTAAGGAGATCCTCTACGATGTCGCAGCCGCTTTCCAGCACATAGACCAGAACCAGAAGCTCTTTGTCGCCTCTCAGCTTGTCGGGATCCATCAGGCCGGGAGGATGGTCGAGGTCTTCGACGGTCTTTCGAGGACAACGGAAGTCACGGCCACGGCCATGAAAGCGGCCGGATCCGCGGCGAACGAGGTCCGGGTAAGGCTGGAGACGGCGGAAGTTTCCGTCAACCGGTTCAAGGCGGGGTTCGAAAACCTCGGGATCGCCATCGGTCTGGAATTCCTGGAGGCGACGAAGGAGGCCGTCCGGGGCGGGACCGCCATCGAAGAGACCCTACAGGATCTCGTGAAGGACGGCACGTTCTCCCCGGTCTTCGACCGGCTGAGGTCCTACGGGGTCGAGTTCGGGGACATCCTCGAAGGGATCGCCGCGGCCATGCCGGAAGCCTTCGAGAAGGTCGAGTTCGAGGGTCTCCTTACTTCCCTGGACAACCTGAAAGGGTCCTTCAAGGGGACCTTCCAGGCGATCTTCGGCGATCTGGACCTGACGAAACCGGAGGACCTGGCGCAGGCCATCCAGAAGGTCGTCGACACGATAACGACCCTGACCAACATCACCGGCGGGATCATTGACCGGATAAACCCGCTGATCGAGATGTTCGTCAACTGGACGGGCAAGGTCAACGACTGGGACACGGAATCCCAGAAGGCTTTCGGGAACCGGCTCGCCGACGCGATGATCATCGAGAAGTTCGGGGGGATTGTCGGCTCCGTCCTCATCGGCCTTACCGGGGACGCGAAAGAAACCCATGAGGCAATGCAGGCCATGGAGATCATGGGGGATCCCTTTGCAAAAGTGACTTTCGGGGCCGAGGACGCCGCCGACGCCATCGGGGAGATTCCCGGGGAAGTGGACGCCCTGAAAGGATCCCTGGCGGACGTGGGGACCGTGGACATCGTGGATTCCACGGCCACGGAGACGGACCTGGACGAAGTGTACCGGATGATGGTCGCAACCGCGGGGCAGATCACTTCAGATCTGAAGGCAAGCGGCGGGGCGAAGGTCCCGGCAACGGTGGATGAAGCTTCCGTTACCCAGGTGAAGAAAACCCTTGATGAGAAGATCCCGAAGGAGCGCAAGGTCGAGATCGATCTGGAAAAGGAGAGGATCAAGGCCCAGGCGGAGATCATCACGGCTTCCATCGAGGCGGAGACGGAAAAGTGGAAGTCGATGTTCGAGTCCGTGAACACCGGCATCGAGAGCACGGGAGAAGTGCTCACTTCTTTCTGGGAGACCCTCGCCGGCGGGAACCTGGACATCGGACAGACGATGGAGATGGAGCGGTACATCGAGGAGGAGAACGACCGGCGGCGCCAGGAGTTCGATCTTCAGAAGAAGCTGACGGAACAGCAGATCGATCTCAACAAGCTCAAGATCGACGCGCTTTCCCGGGGAGACGCCCTCATCACCATTGACGGATCCGGGCTCCAGCCCCACCTGGAAGGGTTCATGTGGGAGGTCCTGGAGTCGATACAGGTCCGGGCGAACGCCACGGGAGCGGAGTTCCTCCTGGGGATTTAGAGAATGGCTGAGATGATCGGCATAGCGGCGGCGATGCAGGACGGGATCGGGGGAATCACCTTTCCCATCCTTGCGGAGTCCCGGATCCTCGGGGGGTCCCGGAGGGTCTCGAGGACCCAGACCCTGGACGGGGGATGCGTCATCAACGACGGCGGGTTCTCCCATGGGGACCGGACCCTGCAGATCGTCACCCCCTACGAGGAGAACCGCTGGAACGTGCTGTGGAACCTGACCCGGAACCATGCCCAGGTCACGGTATCGACCCGGGAGGGCCTCTTCCTGGGGACCATCGAGAACCTTGATGAGGAGGACAGGAAGATCCGGATCCGGGTCCTTTTGAAGGAAAAACTCTCGCCATAAAAGGAGACCGTCATGGAACATCAGCTGAAAATCGGGATGACTGCCGGTGTGGATTTCACTGCAAAAAAGGGCTTCCTCATCGCACTTCTCATGCAGTCCCTCTGGGACGTCGAGTGCTACGGCCCGGACGGGAAGCTCAAGTGGGTGAGCCTGGAGAACCCGAACGTGATGACGAACGAGGGCCTGAATCATCTTCTCGACGTTCTCCTTCACGGATCCACTCAGATCACGGACTGGTACGTGATTCCCTTCGAGAACGACTACACCCCCCTGGCGACAAACACCTACGCCTTCCCGGGGATCACCGAGTGCACCGCCTACAACGAGACGGACCGCGTGGCCTTCAACGAGGCGGCGGCCTCCGGCCAGTCCGTCACCAACTCGGCGAACAAGGCCACGTTCAATATGAACGCCACGAAGACCGTCTACGGGGCCGCCCTGGTCGGTGGAGGTTCGGCGGCGGATACCAAGGGGGACACGGCCGGCGGCGGGATCCTCCTTTGCGCGGCGAAGTTCTCCGCCTCCAAGCCCTGCGAGTCCGGGGACACCCTGAAGATCACCGCCACCGTTTCGGCCCAGAACGTGACGTAAGGGGAGGAATGACCCATGGCCACGGGAAAGATCTCCATCACCGAGGGAAGCGACAAAAACATCGCTTCCCACAGCTTCACCGAGGACGCGGAGACCAAGCACGTCGAGCGGGTAGCCCCCGGCGCCGGGGTCCTCACCGTCCCGGGGACGCCCCAGGTCTCGGAGCAGTCTTCCACCGGGACCTATCCGGCATCGGCCATCGACATCACCGGCAAGGCGTCGATCGTCATCAAGACGACGTTTTCCGTGGATTCCGACACCTGCAAGGTGAAACTCCGCTTCTACGATTCCGCGGGAACCTTCATCGGGATCTCGGCTGAAACCTCCATCGGAAACACCGCGGTGGCGGACGGGGCGAGATACATGGGCGCGGCGATCCTAGTCGACAACCGGTTTCTCGGGGCTTCCGGCCTGAAAATCGACATCACCGAGGCGCCGGCATCCGGAAACGTCTCCTTTGCCGTTTCGGGGGTGTAACCATGGACATTGTTCGTTCCCTTTCGGATCTTATCTCTGTCATGCCTGCAATCGTCCGGGATAGCGGTCTTTTCAGAGTGGACGCCAGCGCGGATGATGGTCAATATGCCGTGAACTGGGGAACGTTCAACGCCGCCGGGACGCAGGACCGGGCCGGAAAGCAATCCAACGGGGACACACATGACTCAATATTCCGTTTTTCCAACTGCACGATCCCGGCAAAGGCCAAAATCGTTTCGGCATCGATTGAATTGTGCCAGGTTCAAACGGTTTCCGGGAAAGATATCAACCTGACAATTGTCGGAAATGATGCGGACAATGCCGTGGCGCCGACAAACGCATCGGAATACCAGAATCTTGTGCTGACGGCAGCGACGGTGGCATGGGAGCTTGAAGCCATCACCGCAACAGGTTTTCTCAAATCACCGGACATCACGAGCATCATCCAGGAAATCGTGGACCGTGCGGGGTGGGCAAGTGGAAACGCCGTCCAGATCCTTGTGAAGAACAACAACTCCGGTCCGGGCGGCTATCTTCTGTCCTACACCTATAACCAGGGGGCCTCATACGGCGCGAAGCTGAACGTGGAATACGATTACGTCCCCTAAGGATTCCCCATGCCTGTCTGGAAATTTTCTCAAGGCGCAGCAGGGCAAGCCGGAGAGATCGGGGCAACCGCCGGTCTCTCCGTTTCGTTTGAGGCGGACAGTCCCCACAGGGAAATCGCCCAGGCCGCCGGCCTGTCGGCCTCATTCTGGGTCGAGCAGACGGACTACGGGATCGGCGCAGGGGTTGCCCTGGACGTCTCCTTCGACGCCCTCCAACTGATCGGGGACCTGGAAGCCGGGGCCGGCCTCTCTCTTGAAGCCGATGCCGAGGCGGAGTTCCTGTCCTCGATCGACGTCACCATGGGCTTCCAGGCTTCCATGGAGGCCATCTCCCTGGCCGATTCCATTCCCCAGGGGATAGGAATCCAAGGAGCTTTCCAGGGCAATCTGGAGGCCTCCAGGGAAAATGAAATCCCCTTCGGCATCAACGCATCCTTCGACGGCTTCAACTGGACCGAGTTCCTCCGGCTCTACGGGGACCAGGCGGTCAAGCGGTACTTCCTCACCCTGACCGGCGCCGAGGACGGCCTCGAGGACATCGTGATCCCCATCGCCTCCTTCCAAACCCGGATCCGGAACCAGGAACCCTCCTTCCTTTCCGTCTCTATCCCCGGGGCGGCCCGGGCGGACGCCATCAGCGACCGCCCGAACGGGCAGATAGTCATCGACATGGCCTACATCGTTTCCGGGGTCGAGATGCACCGGGAGGAGATCGTCCGGGCGGACCTGGAGACGATCGATATTCACGAAGGGGGAACGAACAGTTCCGTTGTCCTTTCCGGCCACAAGACCATCGACTGGGGATCCCCCAAGACAGTTCCCATCTCCGGGGTTTCCTATCGGAGGACGTATAACGGGATCACCAGGCTTAGGACGTCGGTTCCGGATCTTTACCTCAAGCCCGGGGATTTTGCCTCCTATGACGGCGACACCGTGACGGTGGAGCAGATCTCCATCTTCGTGGGGCCTTCCATGAGCATGATGGAGCTGGCGGGACAGTAACGGGACGTAGCACGGTGTAACATGGGAAAGGGGATCATCAAGGGCGGAGGAACCGACGGGCAGTATTCCCTCGAGGTGGTCCTGGACACCTCCAGGATCCAGGCGGAGATCGCCCGGCTCACGGGGCGAATCGCCCGGGTCCAGTCCATGATGGCCGGCATGGAGGACGG